CGCTCACGTTCTGCGAGAGAAATCTTACAGAATTGGTGAGGGCGACGTTTCCAATATGGACGGTTCTCAGACCGAACAAGTCCATGACTCTTACAACCAAGGAGTCAATGCATGGTATGACGACGGCCCCACCAATGCCCAAGTCCGCTATTGCATCGCCGATGAAGAATCCCACTCACCCACCGTTCTTGGAGACCTTTGCTATGTCAACCCTTCCGCCAATCCATCAGGCGGCATTAGCACAGTCAACATGAACGGCTGGACCACCGACAAGATGCTGAGGCATGCTTGGATCATGATTATGCCACCGAACAAGCGTTCTTTCGTTCAGTACGAACAGAATGTTCGTGTTCTCCACTACGGTGACGATTTCTTGATTGCAATCGCCCCCGAAGTGACGGACATGTTCAACATGATCACTATCACAGCTGCTTTGGCACCATTCAATCTTGCCATCACACCCGCGTCCAAGGGAGGGGAACCTAAACCATTTCTCTCCCTTGAGGAAGTCACCTTTTTGAAACACTCGTTTCGAAAAGATGTAATTTTCTACAAGGCGTGTCTAAAGAAAGCCTCGATTTATGAGATCCTTAATTGGATACATGAGTCCGACGATCCTAGGACACAAACTGTGGAAAATTGCCAAACTGCACTCCGGCTCCTTTACTTCCATGGACCGGAGTGTTTCGAAGAGGATCGCAAAAAGATTGTTGATGCCCTGGCGTCCATTGGTGTCTACGACACTCTTTGGACTTACCAGGAACTTGACAACCTTTTCCTCTACGAAAACACCGATACTCGCGCGCCTAACCTGCCAGAGACTATCGAACAACGCAACGCTGTCCAAGCTCAAATCTACCGAGCTAAGCGACAGGGAGTGCGCTCAGTCTATCGAGCGTACTTTGACCGCAAAACCCACCGTTTGGAGCGGGGTACATCCACCTTTCTCCAAATGCAGACTAACATCCTTCGGCAAGTTGCCGAAGTTCCCATCCCTGAACCACCGAATCGACCAGAGATGATGAAAGGCGATCCCACCGACGCCATCACCAGTGCTCCTGAAGAAGGAGC